GTTTTTCATCATCTCTGGATTTTGTTTCAAAACATCGCCCATATTTGGTAAGGATTTCATCATTGTAGAAGTCAAGTGGAACATCATGGCGGATCCACCAAGCATGAGTATCAGCTTGACTTCCGGAGCGACGTGCATCTTCGTTCGATACTTAACGTACAATTCCTCGAAAACGGTATCATAATCGTCCTGGTTTTCCATCACTGATTCGCTCCAACCTTCGAGTTGAAGATCGAACGGATTGTATCGTTTGTTAAGGAATTCGAGACCCGTGACACACGCAATCAACATACGCTTGGAAAAGCGAACCGATTGATCCACCTCAATAGAATACATTACCCGCTTCACCTCGGCGCGGAGTTCATCTACGGGCGAATACGCCGTGAGACGTTTATTTACCGAAAATCCCTTTTTCTCTAATCTAGCAATCTTGTTCATGAGATCGGCCTTCTCGTCATCTACGGTCGCAAAATTCGGAGATGGACGCTCTTCTTGTTCCTGGCCACCGTAGTCACCACCCCCTCCCCCTCCTCCGTATGCGTCATCGTCTCCCATGAATATAGGATCTTCACCATAATCGATCTCCTCTTCTTGTGCTCGTGGCATTTCGGTTTGTTTATTTGGATTGGCAAAAGCGTCGAGCGCTTCCTGGTGAGCCGAGGAAGGGACATTCCCCGGTTGTCTGAAATTTTGTGGTCTCTTGGGTTTTTGAATTCTCGGAGCCGAAATCTGAATCTCATCCATGATGGCCTGTTCATCATCATCCAATTTCATTACAGTAGCATTTCCACGATCGAGTGTTATCTCTTCGTCCATCTACTCTTTAACTTGAAAGTATTAAATTATCTTTAACGCACTTTATAATAAAATATAATATCGAGTCATTATATATGGATACCCCAGAGCGAGTTAGAATTGCGGTCATTGTTGGATTAGTATCATTGATGATAGTCTTATATATTACAAATCGAAAAAGAGATTCTTATTCGCCGAGACCGATCGTCGTTAAGCCGGTCGGTGACAAAACGATAAATGCCCTCGAAGATGATATTGCATGCATTCCCGGTCCCGGTAAAAAATCAGCATACTACACCCGACGAGGAGGTAACAGAGAGACCTTGACACCAGGTGGTGTGTGTGGTGACCAAAAGTCAGTCGAGGATAGTTCCAAATATGAAATCGTGGATGGAATCGGCGGGCTTTTAATCTAAGTGTATAATAATAACAGGACAATGACACTGCCCGATACGGAATATGAAACTCATACGGTGGTTGTGGATAATTTAAGCCATGCCACGAACACCGACTTTGTAGCATTCTTACCCAAACCCCTCGAAAATGTGGTAGAAGCTAAATTAATGGCGGCCTCCCTCAATACGAATGGTGATGCCCAACGATGTATCCACATCACGATAAATGAGCTCAGAAACACATTCACCCAAACGGCAAAGGCGGACCTCGCGGTGGCGAGTTCCAATATAGAAAGCGTGTTCGGTACTATCATGTGTCAGCATCAATTACACGGTGCTTCCAATGGTCAAAAGGCTGTTTTTTTCCGAGATGATTACGACATCGAACAACAATTTATTACACCTATTCTCAAGCTCGATCGCTTAACTTTTGATCTCGATAAACAAAATGGTACACCGGCGAGTGTCCAGGATGCTGTATTTGTTATGAGATTTACGTGTATGAAAAGAAATATGAAACCCTTCTAGTCAAAAAATAAACTTTAGTTATTATAACATGTCTTCTGGAATTGTACAATTGACCGCTGTGGGTTCGCAAAACGAACAAATCACAGGCAACCCAGAAGTCTCGTATTTCGTATCTTCTTACAAGAGACATTCAAACTTTTCACAGTCGCTCGAAGAACAAACCATACAGGGGGCAGTGAATAGTGGATCTTCATCCAAAATCCGTTTCGATAAAACGGGTGATTTATTGGGATATGTATATTTATGTATCTCACAAAACGGCGAAGCTAAGGATTCGCCGGATTGGACATCTTTAATTAAAAGTGCCAGCCTCTTAATCGGAGGGCACGTCATCGACAAACAAAGTTCCGACTTCTGTGAAAAAATTGCCATAGATACAATGGCCACAAATACGACACGAAGTGCGAATGGAGCCCATGGCGGTAGAAGTACCCGTTCGTATTTTTATCCGTTCAGGTTCTTCAATTGTGAGAATCCACAATCTGCGATACCCCTTTGTGCTTTATCCTATCATGAAGTTGAAATTGTCGTGGAATGGGGAGCCAGTGCGGCCGATTATGAATGGGAATGTCATGCGAATTTTTACTATCTCGAAGAGGAAGAAAGAGTAAAACTCGCATCTGAACCCCAGAATATCTTAATTCAACAAGTACAACAAAACATAGCATCTGGAGAGAAAATTCAGGAATTATATTTTAATCATCCAGTCAAATATATTGCGTCTACAAATACAACTTTATCCTCGGCTCTTACATCACCAAGTAACAAAATAAAGCTGAGTGTAAATGGAACCGATATAGGGGTCATGAAATATGCGAAACCACACTACATTGACGTGAGTGCGTATTATCACACAGAAAATGTCACAACTCCAGACTTTTTCTTATACCCATTCTGTTTAAAAACGAATAGCTTACAACCCACAGGAACACTTAATTTTAGTAGATTAAATTCAGTCAAATTATGGAGCGAGAATTTAGATATAGATGATGATATTTTTGCCGTAAATTACAATATTTTACGAATAAATAACGGCATGGCAGGGATCCTTTACGCAAATTAAAATACGTTCATATATTAAATGGTGAAGAATCTCAATACCATCGACCGCTCAGAAAGGGTCAGGTTAGGTAAATGGACAGCAGATCACCAGCCGGAAAACACCGTCGTACTCAATGCGACGGGAGAGATGTTTCCCATGGTTACTGCAAACTCCTTTTACGTAGCACCACTACGGTATGATTTAGGACAGCGAACAAGTTCAAATACAATTGTATATAACTATTCTACGAAGGAAATCGTGGATATTGGTCCGGGTTCTATTTCGGGTCTGGATGAAGTATTAGTATCATCCAATGTTTCGATCTATCCCATGAAATTAGTAAATAACGTGACGGGTCTGGTTACAACGTCCAATGTGGGTGTAGGAAATACAAATCCAATTCACTTATTAGATGTCGGGGATAACTTTTATGTTACACGATCCGGTAATGTTTCTATCGGAGGGGACCTGACAGTCACAGGTAACACGACAATAGATGCGCACACCCTAAAAATCAAAGATAGTATATTGGAAATAGGTTCAGATAATACACTGGGTGTGAATGATTTAGGCCTTTCGCTCACTCGACCCGGTGCGGCGAGTAACGTCGCCATGGTATTTGATGAACGTAGTAATGTGTTATCGTTTGGTTATTCGGATACCGCCGCACAATCTAATGTTATCGCGTTCAGTAATAATTCATCCAATGGAATGTCCATGCGAGTATATGGCGATTTCTCGGTCAATGAATGGAAAATGATGCAAACTGACGGTATCACGAACACGATAAACTACGCAGACAATACAGCCTCCATTACTGCGCCCGCAAAGGGAATATTTACAGTAACCGTTACGTCCGGTAATGCCGGGTATGGTAATACATACGAAGTCAAATTAAACGGAACACAAATTGAGTTACTGAATGACGATAATATGGGGCCAGTTTCAATTACCAGACAGTTAATGAAGGGAGATGTGATTACAATTATACCTACAGGATTTGGTTTTACATTTTCAAATTTCAAATTTGTCTATACCGATACAATTTTCTCTTTAATGAATGAAAATAAGACAAACACGTTTGTTGTTTATGATCAAAGTAGAGTTGGTATTTTAAAGTCCGTACCCACACATACCCTCGATGTAGGATCAAATTTATATGTGGATGATAGTGGTTCGAATGTCTTGGGTGTTACGGGTAATACATTCATAAGCGGGGAACTAGATGTCATTGGTAATGTAAGTATCTCATCAAATTTAAGTCTAGCCGGTGACGTTACGAGTAATTTGGATATACTCGGAAACGTGAGTGTGGGTAGAGAGGTATCCATTACAGGTAATACGGTTGTCACCGGAAATATTACAACATCAAATAATTTAACCGTGGCCGGGGGTGCCGTTATCACGGGAAATATCGTGACTTCTAGTAATCTCACTGTGTCGGGGAACGCAGAGATTTCTGGTAATATAATCACAAACAAAATCACATCGAATACTCTAAATGTATCGGATGAAATAGAAATTGGATCAAATCTAACAATTGGTGGTAACTTAATTACCACCGAATATCTTACGGTTGGTAAAGATGCGAATATAGCTGGTAACACTGTCACGACGAGTAATCTCATCGCAAATAAGGATGTTGATATATTCGGTAATACCGTCATTTCTGGTAATTTAACGACGTCGTATCATACCACGCTTCACAAGAATGCGAACATATACGGAAACCTAATCACAACCGGGAATCTTACAGTTTCAAATAATCTCACCGTTACCCGAGAAACAGAGATATCTGGAAATCTCGAGACGACCGGAAATATCACCACGTCGAG